ATAATTGGAAAAGCAAAAGATATAGTTTAGATCCAGTCTCTCAACTCTTCACCCATGACTTCAGATGCAATATTTATTTTATCTCTTAAAGCCTTCACAATCTTCTCATCAACAGTATCCTCGCAAATCAAATCAATATAAGTCACTGTTTTCTTTTGTCCTATTCTGTGTGCTCTGTCTTCTGATTGCAGTCTCTTCTCTAGGTCATAACCATTAGAATAATAAATCACAGTATTGGCCTGTGTAAGTGTGATACCATATCCACCTGTTTGTGGTGTACCAACCAAAAATCTACACTCAGAATTGTTTTGAAACTTACGAATGTTATCTTGCCTATCTTCTTGTGGTGTCAATCCATAATAATCAACCACGGACCCTGGACCATATTTTTTAACAATATTATCTATAATACCTTTTATATCTTTTTGATAGTTAGCCCATAGAATCGCTTTACCATCTGTCTCTTCAAGAATAGACATTAGCTCATTCATTCTATTGCTTTCAACTTCTTGTTCAGAACCATCATCAGCAGTAAAGTGACCACATGTAATTTGATGTAGACGCATTAGCTGTGTGAGCACAGTCATGGTCGTAGATACTTTACCATTTAATACAGCCATAGCTGCTTTCTTCATCTGCTCATAAAGTTTCTTTTGTGCAGGTGTCAATGTAATATGACGTTTAATAAATACTTTAGGAGGTAAGTCCAAGCAATCTTCTTTCAATACTCTGTATGAGAATTGTTTTACTGTATCTGATAACTCACCTAAGTTTTGAAACTTATCTACTACCTGGATAGAACGTCCGTGTACATGCATCGTTTTCATTTCAGCATATCTATTACGAAACGCGTAGTAAGAACTAAAGTCCAATAACCACGGATCAAGGAACTCACATTGTGTGTACAAATCTAATGGGTTTTTTGTAATAGGAGAACCAGTCATGATTCTTTTATACTTAGCATTTTTACCTAACATAATAATATTTTTTGTTCTTCTTGCTGTAGGTGTTTTGATTGTAGTAGACTCATCAATAGCCATTAAAGTATTGTGTGAGTTAATAAATTTTCTAGCAAAGTTTACACCTTTCTCTGTAGATAAGGCTTCAACATTCATTACAAGAATATGTAATAACATTTCGTTTTGTAATATTGAATCTAACTTTTCTTGTTGTCCTTTTGTAATATTGGGTTGCCACAATACAGACACATTTTCTATATGTTCTGATAAGTGTGTAGGTAGTTCTTGTTCGTACCAAGTTTTAACAACACCTTTTGGTGCAATAATTAAAGCACCATCAATCTTGCCTTTATCATAAAGCATAGACATATTATCTATTAATACTTTTGTTTTACCTGTACCCATTTCCATAAAGTATGCAAAGTTTTCTTTGTTCCATGACTTTTCTAATGCAGTCAATTGATGTTTGTATGGTTTAGTTTTAAATTTATAATTCATAATTATTTTCTTCTTTCTGTATTGACTTCTATATAAACATGATTATATTGTTTGTCAATGTCAGAAAGAAAAGTTTATGTAATACAGGAAATTCCAGGAACCCAATCAGGTAATCCTAAAATAAATATTATGGGTGCATCAAAATATGGTGAATTTAAATTTTTATTACCAGAATTTTCTCAAATGATTTTTTCTCCTGGTCCACTTATTTATAAGTTAAGACAAGGTTTAAAAAATTATACAGTGGATGATTATTTGTTACTAACAGGTGATCCTGCTATCATTGGTGTTGCATGTTCTATTGTATCTGATATTACAAATGGTAAATACAATGTATTGAAGTGGGATAAACAAGAAAGAAAATATTATCCTATTGAGATTAATCTATACGAGAAAGGAGAAATAGATGACAATTGATTTTGAAAAGGATCAACAAGATGCAATGAGTAAAACTGAACACATTCAGTCTCTTGCAGATCAAGTACAGATGTTGGAGGGCTTACATAAAAGAATAGAAACAAGTGAGAACAACATCAAAGATTTAAAAAAAGAATACCAACGTATATCTGGTGAGGTAATACCTACCATGATGAGCGAAATGGGTTTAGCAGAATTAAAACTTTCAGATGGATCACATCTTAAAGTTTCAACGTCGTATCGTGCTACTATTACAGAAGCAAATAAAGAAGCGGCGTTTAACTGGCTTCGGGACAATGGACTAGGTGATATTATTAAGAACGAGATCTTGGTATCATTTGGTCGTAACGAGGATAACAAGGCAGCATCATATGCTGAACTTGCGAAGGGTCAAGGGTTTCAACCGACACAAAAGATGAAGGTTGAGCCCATGACTCTGAAAGCGCTAGTCCGTGAGCGTATTGAGGCAGGTAAAGAAATGCCAACGGAAATCTTTGGGGTATTCTCAGAGAATAAAACAACTATAAAAAGGAACAAATAAACATGAACCAAGTAGCAGAAAAAAAGAATAATGCGTTAGCAACATTTGATATGGAAGCTGATGCAGCACAAGGCGCTCAGAATATATCGCAGGAAGATCTTGCGTTACCATTCTTAAAAATTTTGGGCCAACTATCACCAGAAGTAAACAAGCGTGATGGTAAATACGTCGAGGGTGCAGAACCTGGCAAAATAATAAATACTGTAACTAATGAACTATATGACACCATACAAGTCATACCGGCTCATTACAAAAGACAGTACATTGAATGGCAAGACAGAGGTACCAGTACAGGTGCACCTGTTGCAATTCACGATGCAGATAGTGATATTGTAAGTCAGACGACTAGGGGTAAGGATTATAAAGACAGATTACCAAATGGTAATTATCTTGATAACACAGCTAGTCACTTTGTATTGACTCTTGGAGACAACCCACAAACAGCTTTGATTTCTATGAAGTCTACTCAACTTAAAGTTAGTAGAAAATGGAACTCAATGATGATGGGTATCAAGATGCAAGGTAAAAACGGTTTATTCACACCGCCTACTTATAGCCACATTTATAATCTATCCACCGTTCAGATGTCTAATGACAAAGGAACATGGTTTGGTTGGGATGTATCTAAAGTTGGTCCTGTAACAGACAAAGCTTTATACGATATGGCTAAGTCATTTGCAGAATCAGTAGGTAAAGGTGAAATCCAAGCGAAACACGGATCAGAAGAAACTACAAAAAGTTCTTCTAACTACTAACCAGTATCCTAGGTAGTGGGCGTCTAAGCGAGAGTGGCAACGCCCACTTTTATTTTGTATGATAGAAAGATTTAAAAATATATTTTATGGATTAGACCGTGCACATGGTGTCACTTTAGTTGGTGAATCAAATGGTGATGGTAACAAGATTAAAGGTAAATCGTTTGTTAAACGAGAACCAATTACAGATGAGTTATGGCAAAAACATTTAGATGGAACAGATAGTCTAGGTGTTATACCAATCAATGATGACAACAAATGTAAGTGGGGATGTATAGACATTGACTCTTACGCAGAGTTTGATCACAAACAATTAATAAACAAGATAAAACAATTTCAATTACCATTGGTCGTATGTAGATCAAAGTCTGGTGGTGCTCATGTATTTTTATTTACAGAAGATTATGTATCGGCAGGTTTGATGCAAGATAAATTAAATGAGATTAGATCTGTATTGGGTTATGGTGGATCAGAAGTATTTCCAAAACAAAGAGAATTAAAATCAAAAGATGATACAGGAAACTTTTTAAATTTACCATACTTTAATTGTGGTCAGACAACGAGATACGCCTTTATGGAAGATGGCGAAGCTGCTAGTATAGATGCTTTTTTTGAACTCTACGAAAGAAATAAACAAAAAGACATTAGCAAGATAGAAATTAAAAGACCGGTAACACCATACTCTGATGGACCACCTTGTATAGAACTTATGGCACAAAATAAAATAGGTGAGGGTGGTAGGAATAATGCATTATTTCATTATGGTGTGTATGCAAAACAAAAATGGCCAGAGAATTGGAAATCTAAAGTAATAGTATTTAATGAAACTGCAATGGAACAACCATTGTCAGATACAGAAGTAAGCATAATTACAAAACAACATGAGAAAAAAGAATGGGGTTATAAATGCAATGATCAACCTATGTGTAGTTTGTGTGATAAAAAATTATGTAAGTCTAGAAAGTTTGGTATTGGATTAGAAGTAATTTTTCCAAGTCTAACAGATTTACAAGTAGTTAATCTTGAAGAACCATACTATTATTTAAATGTTGATGGAGATAGATTATATTTAGATTCAGCAAAACATTTAACAAATCAAAGTTTGTTTCAAGAAGAATGTGTCAAACAATTAAGAAATAATCCACCAACTTTAAAAACAAATGAATGGAAACAAATTACAAATAATTTATTAAAAAATGCTGAAGTTACAGAACCTGCAGAAGGTACAAGCACAAAAGATTTATTAAGTAATTATTTAGAAGATTATTGTTTAAACAGAATACAAAAAGATAAAATAGATGAGATAAAAACTGGTGGTACTTTTACAGATGAAGGATTTCATTATTTTGTATTTGATAATTTTTATAATAAATTCTTATTAAGAAATCACTGGAAAGTTCCATATCAAAGGACTTCACAGATGCTTAGAGATAATTTAAAATGTTTTACTAAACGAGTTACAAAAGCAAAAATATCTGTGTTTGTAGTTCCACAGTTTGACAAAAAAGAAGACAACTATAAAGAAAAAACTTTTGTAAAAAAACATAATTACTAATGACACATATAATTTTTGGACCACCAGGCACAGGTAAAACACACAAACTTATTGAAAAAGTAGAGCAATACATAAGAGACGGTGTAAAACCAGAAAAGATTGGTTATTTTACTTTTAGTAAAAACGCTACAAAAGAAGCTCATGATAGAATGTTTAAACAATTTAAATTAGTTGGTGATGATCTTCCTTATTTTAGAACATTACATTCTTTAGGTTTTAAACAATTAGAATATGAAAAAGAAAAGGTAATGAAAAGTGAACATTATACAGAGATAGGTAAGACTTGTGGTATTGAATTAAAATATGCATCTTGGAACGAAGACGAAGGTGGTATATTTAATTCGGATAGTCCACACTTGTCTTTAATTGAATTAGCTAGATCTAAAAATATTTCTGTTCTCGAACAATATAATCTTGGCCAGCACGGCGAAGATATTAGTTTAAAAGATTTATTAAGATTTGAATCAGCAATTAAACAATTCAAAACTGATAGACCTGGAATGATTGATTTTACAGACATGATAAATGAGTTGGTAGAGTCAAACAAATTTCCTAAACTAGAAGTTGCTTTTGTTGATGAAGCACAAGACTTATCAAAAATGCAATGGAAAGTTGTTGAAGGAATTAAACTTAATTCTAAAATGTTGTATGTTGCTGGTGATGATGACCAGTGTATTTACAAGTGGAGAGGTGCAGACGTAGAAAGTTTTTTAAATTTAAAAGGAACTAAAGAAGTTTTAAATAAATCTTATCGTGTACCAATAAATATATTTAACTTTGCAAATAAAATTATTAATAAAATACCAAAAGAAAAAAGAGTTCAAAAAACTTGGACACCTACAAACACAAAAGGTTCTGTTATGTATCATGATGGAATAGATGGTATAGATGTTTCAAAAGGTGAATGGTTAGTTCTTGGTAGGGATAAATATAAATTAGATGAATTTGAGCAACACTTTCAAGATCATAATATTTATTATGAAAGAATAAAAAAAGATAATCCATTAAAAAATAAATTTGAAGCAATTGATTTGTATGAGAATAAATTAAAAAAAGGAATACCTTTGTCATATGATGAGTGTCACATTATAAAAAAGAAGATGTTGACTAAAGATTGGAACAACAAAATGTTTAAAGCAATGGTTCCTAATAAATTTTATGACATAGATATTTTAAAAAAAGATTTTGGATTAAAAACAGAAGCACCTTGGCAAATTGCTTTTTCAAGAATGGGTACCAATGACACTAAAAAAATAGAAATGTTATTAGAGAGGGGAGAAGATTTAAAGAAAGGCGCGAGAATACAATTAGCTACCATACATGGAGTAAAAGGAAACGAAAGACAAAATGTAATTCTTCCTATGGATTTAACAAAAGCAGCATTAGACGCCTATGAAAAAGATCCAACTGATGAACATAGATTGATGTACGTTGGAGCAACTAGAGCAAAAGAATCATTACACATAATATACCCTAAAAAAGGAGGATACGAACTATGACAAACAAAGATATATTTAAGGATGCATTTCCTCAAGACAAGCAGATAGGAGGGAGTCACTATAAAAATTTTCACATTCAACCTTACGAATTTATTTCAAAGAATGATCTATCATTCTTTCAAGGCAACGTTGTGAAATATGTTTGTAGATATTTACACAAAAATGGTATAGAAGATT